AGGAGTCCAGTTTGGAATCGATGCCGTGTATGGACCTTTGGTTGGTTCTACTAATAGATTTTTGTTTGTGGGTCTATGATTTGCAGGTTTCTTCTTCCCAAGAAATGCATCAAAAAATATGTCTCTAACCATATCAGCTATGGTATATGTTTTATCATTCAGGGGATTCTCTGGTCGTGCCAAACTTACCAATTCATTTGTTGGATAATTCTTCTGGACTCTCACCATCATATTTGTATATTGAATGTCAGAAACAAAATATAATCTCACTGACCTAAAGTTTTCACTAATTTTTTGTGGTGGGTCTATTTTGTATATTCTAAATCTATTGATTATTAGTTTTTCTAAATCTGATGGTTTGACCATCGGATTATTGGGGTCTGCAATGGGTCTTGGAGTTGCACCTGCTGTAGACATTGATATTTCAAGAATTTCCTCACCAACTATAGGTACATTCTCCATAAGACCAACAGCATCGTTTATTGTTATGTCACCAGAAATAGTTGGACTGTATATGTCTTCATAAAAATTAATCTCAGTCCAATCTGGTTTATCTCCATCCTGCAAATCTATTGGGCTATCAGCACCTCTCGTTGGAGAGATGAGAACACATTTTGTAATCTTATAATCGCCAGGAAATCGACCTGGCTGTTTAGGATTGAATGAACTTTTTGTTTCAGCTTGAGTGAGTTGTCCACTCCCGCCTGAATTAGGTGTAGCCATTATCTAAAAGTCTGTCTTGCTTCATCCAGTATTGTAGAAACAAATACTGGTTGAACTAGGTTTATCTGTCTTTTTGCTTCATTTTTGTCTAATTCATAATCATAGTCATAAACAATTTTTCTGTTACCTTCTCCTGCAGCAACATAAGATGCATAATCTACTTCTACTGTGACTTCTTCAACAGGGTCAGAAGTGCCTGTTCTCTCAACTCTTGGTCTAATAATCTGTTCGTAGTGATGAACATTCGTTTTTGCAGCACCAGATGAACCATATTTGTTCTGTATGTATTTGGTAAAATTTTTAGCATCGAGTGGCCATTGCCAGTATGGGTCTATGATATTATTAATCATCAATATAACCCAGATGTATTTTATGTCTCCGTAGACATCAAATGCTAAAGTATCTGGTCTTTCTGATTCCTGAATAAAATAAGGATAGAATGCTGTAATCTCATCTTTTATTGCATCTCTGAATCTCTGTCTAATCATCAGATTTGCAGCTGTGGTGAAAGAGGGATTTCTTTGGTTCGTACCCTCTATGTCATAAAGTATCTTTGGAAAGTTTGAGAAATATTCTGACATTAAAATCCTTTATCAATTTTTTCTTTGGTCATAAGTTGAGTTTCTTTAAATGACAACTGTAGAGTAGTGGTTACTGGTTCATTACCATCATCAAAAAATACTGTTTGACCAGACGTTGTGTAATCCACATTTAATGATTCCAAGAAACATTTATCAATTTTAAATAATGGTTTAACTGTAGAAGGCACACCATTAGTTGACAAAGTACCAACATCTTGGTCACCACTTGTTCCCCTTGGCGTTATCTTTATTTGAAATTCTTCAGGATATGATAAAGTTAAGGAAGATGAATTATTTATGTTTCCACCACTAGCTGTCCGTGGACTATTAGCACCACTCGTTGGGTTAAACGCACCACCTGTTGGAACGCCTGGGTGCATGTGATATTTAAAAAAATGTACAATCTTGTTAATTTCTTCTGCTTCTTTTTTACTTTTCGGCATCATAACAAAAGAAAAACTAAAAGTACGAAATCCGCCTGGACCTTGGTATATTATTGCTTTATGATGGTTTCTTATTCTTCCCACTTTACTCTCAAGAGCTTGAACTGCAGTTCCTAGTTTAGCAGTTGCTCCTGTCGCTAATTCGTTGACTGTAGATTTGGCAATGGCAGCACCTATTCCCCTTTCCACACTACTTAACTGTGCAAGAGCTCTTGCTGGTCCTGCATCAAACATATCTGCAGATATATCAGAGTCTCTAGCCAATAAACCTAATCCACCCATCTCAACATCACCAAAAGATTGAGTGTACGAGGTTTTCAGAGCATCCGGCGGAAGATACATTGCCACCATTGCACCCAGTGATGGTGCTGTAGTATTGAACCTTGTTTGTAAAGCCACAAATGTTATTCGATGGTCACCATTTCCATTTGACTGTGAGGAATTCATACTGAGCGGATAAGTATAGAGATAAGTTGACATAATTCTCCAATGGTTATAAAGGTACATAGATATTTATATGGCTTATAAAGGAAAATTTAAACCAAAAAATAGAACAAAATACAAAGGTGACCCAGATAAAATAATTTATCGTTCTCTCTGGGAACTCCGATTCATGCGATATCTTGACTCCACACCATCTATATTGAAATGGTCTAGTGAAGAAGTGGTTGTACCATATCGTTCACCCATAGATGGCAGGAGACATAGGTATTTTCCTGACTTCTGGATTAGAGTAAAAACATCTGATGGGTCCGTCAAAGAAAGTCTCATAGAAATAAAACCCAAGGCACAATGTTCCCCACCAAAAGGTCCACCCAAGGACAATCGGAAGAAGAGAAGATACATACGAGAAGTCAAAACTTGGGGAGTCAATGAGGCCAAGTGGAAGGCGGCCACTGCATACTGTAAGGATAGAAACTGGAAATTTCAAATACTGACTGAGGATAATCTGACTAAATATTAGTATGGCAGAAGCAATAAACGAGGGTCTTCTCGATAAGTTAAAGACAGCAATAAAAACCAGTACAGCTGGGGCAAAGGCCAGAGCTGCAGGGGATTGGTTTAGAGAAAAAGTAAGACAGGCAGGAGCCAGTGCTAGAATGAAGGCAGTAACTCCTAACCAACTCTTGAGAAGACAACCTGACGATAATATCCTACTTGGGAAGATGTTCTTCTACAAGTATGACCCAAAGTTTGCCAAAAAGTTACCCTATTGGGATATGTATCCTCTAGTCTTTCCATTTGAGAGAGCACCAGGCGGATTCTATGGATTGAATCTACACTACATACCTCCAAGGGACAGAGCAGTATTGATGGATAATCTAAATCAATATGCCAGTAATAATAAGTATGACCAAACTACAAGATTGGAATTATCGTACAGACTTCTCAAAAGATATGGTAGAGCTGTACCATGTGTGAAAAGGTATCTTGGTGACCGCATAGTTTCACAAACTGTCCGTATTGATGCGGATGAATGGGAAGTAGCAATATTTCTACCAGTAGAAAGATTCCAGAAGGCCTCAAAAGGTGAAGTCTGGGCAGATAGTAGGAGATTCTATTAATGTCATTTAGTGCAGATAAATTAAAGTCGATTGCATTTAGTCCTGCATACAGAGGATTTGCTCTTGGTAATAAGTATGATGTAATAATCACACCAAGAAATCCTGCTTCACTGACAGGAGTTATTACAAGTGAATTAAGAGATTTGAGATTTCTGTGTGACCAAGTTTCATTACCGATAAGAAGTTTGGCCACAGTAGATAGTAACATATATGGTGCACCAACAAAGTTACCATATCAGTCAACATACACAGAAGCATCATTGTCGTTTTACCTTACTGAAAGTATGCAACAAAAGAAATTATTTGATGCATGGCAAGAGGTCATCATAAATGCTAGAACTGGTAATGTAGGATTTTTTAACGACTACAGTTGTTCAGTTACCATAAGTAAATATTCAAGCAATGTTGACAATCCAGATGGAAATACTGCCGATTATGCAGTAAGATTGTTAGATGCATGGCCATCCATAGTTGGAGAGGTCCAATTGAGTCATTCTGCAGGGAATGAAGTTTTAAAATTACCTGTCACCTTCATGTATAGGAGATGGGAAACTGTTATTTGATAGGAGATTATAATGTCGTTACCAAAACTGAATACAGCATTACATACATTAAAGTTACCATCAACAGGGAAGGAAATAAAGTTTAGACCATTCCTTGTGAAAGAAGAAAAAATTCTTATGATGGCAATGGAAAGTGGAGAGACACAAGATATGGTGAACTCTCTGAGGAAAATAATTGAATCATGTGTAGAAGAGGATATTAATGTCAAAGAACTTCCAATGTTTGATATTGAATATATCTTTTTACAGCTAAGAGCAAGATCTGTAGGTGAAGAAATTGAAGTATCGTTCAATTTACCAGACAACAAATGTGAAAAGATGATGAATGCAGACTGTAGGTATACCACGAAAATAAAAGTTGATGATATAAAAGTTGAGAAAGATAAGAAACACAAAGAATTGATAGACCTGACTGATACTGTAAAAGTCAAAATGAAGTATCCAAAAGTTGAAGATACTACTCAATTGGCTGGACTAGAAGGAAAAGCCTTGGTTGACAAGACCTTTGAGATGATTGGTAATTCTATGGAATACATCATGGAAGGTGAACAGATGCACCAGACAAAGGATTATACACAGGCTGAAAGAGATGAGTTTGTACAGTCTCTATCATCTGGACAATTTAAAGATGTACAAGATTTTTTCAATACTATGCCAAAACTACAAAAGTCAGTAGAAGGTGAGTGTCAAAATTGTGGAAAGAAAGGTACAACTGTCCTTGAGGGGATGGCATCTTTTTTCGGATAGGGCTGAGTCATGACTCCTTGGCGAATCATTACACTACTAACTTCGCCATGATTCAGCATCATAATTGGAGTCTAACAGAGTTAGACAATATGATACCATTTGAGAGAGCAATCTATGTTGAGATGTTACAGACATGGATTAAAGAAGAGAATGAGAGGATTGAAGAACAAAATAGGCAAAGAGGTCATTGATGGCGGAACAAACCGAAATCACAAATGTAGATGCTATAGTTGCTGGTATAGGCGCTAATGTATTAAAAGGACTTGATAAAACTGTTGGCAGTATAAAAGTTGGATTGAATGAACTTGACCCAAAACAAACTGTAGAAGGTATATCTCGTCTTGCTGCTCAAGTAAAACTGCAAACAGATAATCAACGATTAGATGCTCTCAATGTAGCCAATGGTATTGCAAATATGGGTGAAGAGTTTGTATTAGGTATTCAGAAACAAACACAAATACAATTAGATGAAATCTCTGCAAGAAGAGATGCGATGGCAACTGA